ATAAACGCCGGCGTTTCCCCGCCGAGGAAATCGGGGCCAAGGCCGATGACCTCCTGCGTCCAGGTAACAGCGTAATAGGCCGTTCCCTTCTCGTAAGCGGTGGCGGTAAACATCGGCCGGAAAGCAGGGGCCGGTTCGGTAAGCGGCAGACCAATGTTTGCAAGCCCCCAATCCGAAAGGTCCGGATCGTTCAGGATCGCCAGCAAGCGGGTGCCGATGGCATTGGCAACCGTTTCCCTCGGGATCCGCCGGCCGCGCGGTTTGTCCGCGAAGTCTTCCGCGACAATGTACGCGGCAAAATCCACCGGCATGGTGTAGTGCCCGGCCGTTTCCCGCATGGCCTTAATCTGGGTCCAGCCGAGCAACACGCCCGGAGCGCGGATCAGATCGCGCGACATCACATCGTAGATGTCCAGCTTTCCCGGATGAGAACGGACGGTCAGCCCGCCGATCTGCGCGTCGATGGTCGCGGTGATTGCGAGGGTCATGACCGAAACCTGGTCGGCGTTGATCAGGTCTGTAAGGGTGGTCGACTCGATCATTGCAGGCCTCCGAAGCCCAGAAAGTCAGTCACCAGATCGCGGATCTCGATTTCGTTTTCCGCCGAGATCCCGACGAAGGCGCGGGCCGGAACAACGACCTTCTTCGCGAACACGTTCTGCCCACCGATCTGGAAGGCCAGAGCCTTGGCGTCTTTGGGCTCGATGACGGCACCATATTGGTGGACGTGGGCGAACTCCCAGCTAGCGCCCCATTCCGCCTGCGTAGCGGAAGATGTGGACGCGACACTGTCCAGGAGGTTACGGCCGGTTTCGCGGAGAATGCTTGTGCCGTTGTGGTTCGGAGCCCACGGCGTCCCGTCCGGTGCCGTTTTTTCCGTCTCGATGCGGCGGCGGGTCTGGCTTTCACCAAGCGCGGCGATCGCCGCCATCAGCGGAGCGGGTTCAAAGTCCAGCAGCGGTCCCAGTCGCACCAGAGCCTCGCCAAGCTCGGAGCTGTCAAGCCGGATTGAAATGCTCATTAATACCCCCTTAAACGGTCTCGGCTGAAGACGCGCTCTGGGGCATCTATCAAAACTTCATTGGGTGAGCTGAGAGCATCGGAACCGTTTGAGGATCCGCCGTCAGTGCCGGACGGCTCGAAAGAAAGCCCGCCTTTACCGGAGGCAATGGCCTCAAGGCGTTTGATGGCCGCCTCGTATCGATCCTTGATCTGATCGTTCGAGCGGGAGAAGGACAGTGCAATTCGATAAAGGCCGATGTCGATGGCGTAGACCTTCAAAAGCTCCAGGCTGTCGACGTCGAGATTGTTCAGATCATTGCTGCCGTAGCGCGCCTTGAGAATGCCACGGATCTCCGTGCTGGCCGAAGCCAGCGCCCCCGCCACCCGGTCCGCATCGACTGAGCCGTCATTTCCATCTGCGGCAAGCAGAATGAGTTCGTCGGGATAACGCAGTTCTAGATCGGACTGGGAGGCGTAGGCGGTCATGGCTTCCTCATCGGCGCGGCTTAGTAGTCTTCGAATTCGCCTTCCACGGCCTGAGACCGTTTCAGCTCGTCAAACTCGCCGCTGGTCATTGCGGGTTCGGCCCCGGGTGCATAGCTTTTGCCGTTCAGCCGGACATGGCAGAGCACGGGAACTTTGCGCCTCTCGGGGCCGGTCGGGGCAAGCGCCGCCGCTTTGGCCTCGGCTTCTGCCTTCGCCTTTGCGTCAGCTTCGGCTTTCGCCTTTAATTCGGCCTCTGCTTTTGCCGCCTCATCAGCCGCCGCTTTTTCTGCAGCTTCATCCGCCGCTTTCTGTTTCGCTTCGGCTTCCGCCTTTGCCGCCGCGTCTGCGGCCTCTTTGGCGGCCGCCTCGTCAGTAGCCGAGGGTTTTGCGTCGGTTGGAGCGGCCGTCTTGGGAGAACTGGTTTCATTGGATTGCTTGCGCGGTGCCATGATGTAACTCCTTTGGGGGATTGATGAGGGCCTGCCAGCCCTCCTGGATGCCGGGAGACACGCTGGTCTCTGCTTGGGGCGGGGCACGGCATCTTCCCCTCCTATGAAAAGCCGCTGTTTCCACTGGACCTGTGGGTCCGCCTGCCAGTGGAGGGGCTTCGCTTGGAGGACCTACAGTCCAAAGGCCCTCTTTGCTCGCGGCGCTCCCCGGGGAAACCGCTTAGACCGGGTTCTGGATCAGATAGCCCACGTCTTTGGCGACGATCTCTTCCTTGACCCGTTCACCGGAGCGAATGCGGAACCCGCCTTCAAGGCCGATGTCCGGGTCTTCGATACGGCCCGCAACCTTGGAGCCGTAAACGGCCGTGAAGCCCCAGGTCACCTCGTTTTCAATGTGAGCGGTCGGATCGGTGTAGTGGGCGGCAATGAAGTTGCCCCAAGCACGGGTGAGATTTGCCGCCTGCCCAGGACGGGCAGTGTTGACATGGGCATCACCCACAAGCACGCGCTTGATGTCGAGCAGCTCGGCAAGCTGCTGTTTGGTGATGAACCCTTCGTTGGTCAGATTGCCCTTGATGGCGTTGACCAGTTTCGGGTGCCGCTTCAGCCAGTTCCAGACGACGTTGCCCATCGTCAGTTGGTTCGGACGATAGATCAGCGTCCCTTGCAGCGCCGCGTCGAGGACACCGAGCGGATCGGAGTTGGCATAATCGGAAAGCTTGTCGCCGCCGACGAGCGAGAGGCGCCGGCTCGCATCGTAGTTGTTCGGGTCCTGGACTTTGGCGGCGACCCGAACTTCGCGATCAAGCTGAGTGATCTTGGTCAGCATCATGACAGAATGCTGTTCCGGATCGTAGCTCGATCGCTTTTCCTTGCGCGCAGCAGCCGCGGCAGTGATGTCGGAGTTCGGGATCGGAACGTCGAGGCCATAGTCGCGAACGGCGCTTTCCCGTTCTTTGCCGGAGAACACGATCTGGTTGACCTGGCCGCGCCGGCCGACTTCCGTGTCCGGCACCGTGAAGGCCTCGGCGATCGGGTATTCCGTCCACTTGAACTGCTCGCCGCCAACACTCTGACGGGGCATGACATCGTCGGCGATCAGGGCCTGCGCCGGGTTGGAATAGCCGATAGCGATCGCAGTCAGGATCGGATCGACGACAAAGGGGCGTTTGGTAGCCATTTTAAAGTGCCTTTATGCTCTCGGCGGATCAGACCGGCGTGTTGAGAATGCCGGGGGCGATGACTGCGGAGAACTGATCGTCCGTGGTCGCGTCCTCCAGTGCGTAGCCGGCATAGCGGACAACCGACCCGGCGACCGGTACGGCCTTGACGGCCTTTCCGTTTGCGTCGGCTGTGATGTAATCGCCGAAATCGATGTCCCCACCGGCCGTGACGGGTGCGGGACCGGACAGGATGACATCCGCCATGTCGCCGGCATCGATATCGAAGGTGTCGGCCACCCCGATGATGAGATCAGTTGGAGCCGACGCGGTTTTGACTTCCTTGTTGGCGGTAGACGCCGCGACGAGCCGCAGGCCCGACACAAGCGTGTTGGCCCGGAAGGATTTGATGAGCGGCATCATGTCAGCCGTTTCCTTTCACGTGATTGACCGCCTGAGCGATATCGATGTGGATGCCCTTGGAAGCCTGCTCTGCCTGATAGGCGGTTGCCTTGGCCGCAAGGGTGGCGGGATCGCCTGGCTCGTCATCGGACAACGAGGTCTTGTCATCGAGCCCGGACGGGGCGAGACCTTTAGCTGTCGCGCCAAGGAGCGCTCTGACCTGGTCAAGGCCTTCGTCGCTGGCGCAAAGCTTTTCGTAGTGGTCGCGTTGAGCCGGGAAGATCTTCTTGTCGGCGAGCGCGCCTTCCAGCAGCTCATCGACGTCCTTCTTGCGGCCGTCCGCCTTCAGGCTCGCCAGTTCTTCGGTGACGGCCGACAGTCTGGCCAGCGCCTCATCGTGGACGGATTTCTCGACCTTGCCGGTCGACAGGGCCGTGATGGCGGACAGGCAGGCTGCCTCATCCGCATCCGTTCCCAGGCCAAGGGCCTCGGCGATAGACTTCATCGTTTCTTCCTCTGTTTCAGTCTCGGGAGAAGCATGGGCAAGCGCCGGCATGGCGAGTGCCGGGGCCGCCACAAGGGCGACGGAATGCAGCCACGTGGCCTTGCCTTCCTTGGTGTGATGGAAAGTCGGGGAGACAAAGCGCCGGCTTCTGGCGGCCAACACGTCCTTGCCGGCATCCAGCCAGTCGACACGGCCATAGAGACCGTCCGGCTTGGCGGCCATTTCCTTGATCCAGCCAACGGCAGCCGGCTTGTCGTTTTTCGAAATGCCGTGGTCGAGGTCGACGGGGATGTCGATGCCATCGGCATTGAACCGGGCGGCCAGTGCCTCGGCGTCGAAGATGTAGTAGCGGCCGTCGCGGGTCGTTACCTTGCCGGCCGGAAGGATCTTGATCCATTCCGGCGCCACGGCGGTTTCAGTGCCGGCGCTGGCCGTGGAGATTTCGGTAACCACGGCACCATGGGCAACGTCAGAAGGAGAGGCGGTCTGCTTTGTCATGCCGCCAAGCTAGGCTGGCGCGCACGGACTAGCGGGGCTGACACCTGTCAGCCGCGTTGCTCAGATCGATTTGGGGAATGACTGGACCGTATCAGAC